CGTTTGTTGGTATTTCGCGGACGATCTTATGTTTTGGAAATTCTACGATCTTGCTCATTTCACAACTTTCAAAAGGATGGTTTCATTATTTATACGGCCGTTTGCGGTCTTCGGCTTACATTTGATATTGTCCATCGCTTTACGCAAGATCACCTTACCACCATCAAGAACAGTCTTGAGTGCAACCTCAGGCTTACGCAACTTCTTGGTCACCGAAGTCTTCTCATCATAGCCAGTAATCGTGGTGCCTTTCACGGACAAACCAGCATGGCTCATCGCATTATAGACCGACAGATTACGATACTTGACGTTATAGACCCAGAGTTGTTGAGCACCAACCACATCAGTAGGCTTAACGCTCTTCAGGCCGCTTTCTTTGTCTTCTGCAAGATACTTCATCTTGCCAACAATGACAGTGATCGGCTTTTCTTTCTTCTTGCGAGGTTTGCGAGCCGCCTTCTCAACAGTGGCACGAACTTCAGATGCGGCCACAATGCTACGCACAAACTCCATATAGTTCTTGAGTTGGATCTTTTTAAGGTGACTATACGCTTCTTTCAACTCTTCGTCTTTGCCTTCATAGGCATCGAAGAGTTCTGCATAAAGCGGCTTGTAGTAATCGGCAATGCTCTGTGCGATAGCAGGCTTTACGTTCTTATCGCGAAGCCAGTTGCCGATGTTAAATGAGTTTTTACCTTGAAGAATGAAAACGTCAATCTGCTGTTCGAGATCACCGATAAGATCGGCTGTCTTGTTAGCGATGCGTTCTTGAATAGAGATTACATTCTTGACAGGTGCAGGATCTTCTTCGTCTTCTTCAACGATAGTTTCGACAGACGCAAGAGCCGCTTTGATAGAGGCACCCATACGCTCACCATAACCTTCAGGCAGGGAACCACCGTTGGTCAGAATGCGAGCCATCCAGCCTGTGCTGTTGTTCATCTTGGCACGGCTAATCTTCTTGATATCATCTTTGTTATATTTGATACGCTTCAGATACTCAATAACAAAATCTTTGGCTTGGGAATTATCACAAACATAATTGTACCAGTTAAAGGCTTTGGCCAGATCAGAGTCCGTGCAGCCTTCTTCCAATATAGGTTCTGGACCCATATACTTTTCGTCTTCGAGTTTTGCGAGACGCTTTGCCACAGGATTTCCTTTCAGTCGTAGATCGCTCCAAACTTCATTTCTTTAAAGTCTGGAATGACACAGATTCCGTATTCGAGATATTCATGATTATAGCTCATACGTTCAGCCTCGTCAAGAGCATCTTCGATCCTTTTATATACGGTACTTGTTCCGAAGAAGTCAATCATGCTGTCAACATCACCTTCCCAGTGAAGGGTGTCATCATTAAACTTTCCGTAAATATTATCTATACCTTGACCGTATGCTACACGGAACTCTGGGCCTGCGGTTTCAAGAATAAAGATTCCGTTGTCTGCACTCATTAGATACTTCCTGCCATTTTCATGATTATAAGTACGGCTAAAAAGAGACTAAACGTTAGAACAAAAACAATAAATTCTAATACGATAATTCTCTCGGCGGCAATAAGATACATATGTGGTTCATATGAGGCGTGTGTTCCAAGATATCTGAGTTTCTTAACAAGTTTGTTCATCACTTATACCTCTTTACGATAACAGGGCCAAGTCTCCAACAATTATATGGAGAATAACCATACATAGATCCAGCGCCGTTCAAACGAAAATCATTCCAAATGAACAACGAACCTTTCCAACCAATATATTCGATTGTCCATCGCTTACTGATTAACATTGATCTTACTCATCTTTTTGCGACCAATCGTGGCATTCACTCTCGCACGAATGTAGGCATTCTCCCATGTCCAACATTCACCTGTGTCATCTTGAAAGCAAACCCACATCAGATCATTTTCAACACCATAGTCGATAAGAAAATGTGCCATCGCACGACCTTTTGGTGTCATCAGAGGGATTGGAGGATTCAACTGTGTAATTGTATCAGACATTATCCCACCACAATGCTCTTGATTGAATCCATTCGGAACGAACGCCAGCCGCCAGCATCAATGTCCCATACAGCAAGAACATCAAGGTTTTCTTTGCGAGGTATTGCGCCTTCTTGAAGCAACTGTGGCTGAGGCAGATATGTTGGTTGTAGTGTGCAACGCATCTCACGCAAAGAGCCGTCGGCCTTTTCAAACGTGACTGTGGCAATACCACTAACAAGAGTTTCTTTGAGAGTGTAACGATCCATCATTGCTTCTTCATCCTTTCGATGAGTTCATTTGCTTCGTCGTGTGTGAGGTAATAACGCAAGATAGTTTTGAAGGCTTTCTTATACTTCTTGTTATTCTCAAGGTCTTCGATCTCCCAAGCCTCAAGATACCGATGTTCAAGATCCTTGATATCCTGACAAAGACGGATATAATCTTCGACAAGGATATCTCGAAAGATCATGTCAACGGTGTTGTCACTTACTTCAATCTTATACATAACGATCTCCTACTCGATGGCTTCATTATATATTATCACAGGCGCATAGTCAATAGCAAAAAGAGGGACACAAAGGTCCCTCTTTTCCATTCCGAATAAAGAAGAAAAATTACTTCTTTGAAGGTGCGAACCAGCCACCAACAGTAGCACCAAGACCACCACCGATGAGTGAGGCTGATGTTACGGTGCTGACAGTACCGACTGTGCCAAGAACATTAGCCGTGCCAGCAGCGGTGCCAGCAGCAGCACCAAGGCCACCACCAACAACAGCACCGACAGCGGCGCCCTGCATAACCTGACCAACAACTGGTTCTTTATCCTTAATTACTGTGCCTGTAGCGAACAGACCAGCAGCAACAACTGCAACGATTGCAAAAGGTGCCATAATAATTTTCCTTTCTAATTACAGGTTTTACTAAAACAAATTGCAACACAAACCCTTTAAATGTTGCAATTAACCTGGACCGGTGATCCCATGTGACTCCATGTATTCTACAAGGTCTTCATAACCACCGATACGATGGTTTCTAACAACTATTTGTGGAACAGTCAGAGGGAGATTGGGACCGATAAGTTCCCTGAGATCATCTTTGGTAAAATCTTTATCGTAGTGAAGTTCTTCGAATGGAATACCTATACTATTTAGTAATTCTTTTGCTTTTACACACCATGGGCAATTTTGTTTAGTGTACAATTTATATGTCATTATATTACACCTAACTCTTTGAGTTGACGGATAGAATCCTTTGCGCTGGTGTGCATCACCCAGATACCACCACCATTGACCCAAATATGTTGATACTTCTTCCAATCATCCACAATCACATCACCAGGATTGGCGTGCTTGATCTTATCGGCTGAACGGCAGACAATCATATCTGTGTTTGGGTAGTATTTATCACGAAACCTATATTTCTGTCCGACAGCCCATTCACCGCGAGGCCGGCCAGTTAGAATGATAGGATCAAGGTGCTTGACAGAATCGAACAACTCATAAGAGTCCGGCAAAGGTTCAAGATTGCCAAAGAAGTCGTGATGACTTTCGATGATATTCCACATCTCAGCCTCACCATAAGTATTCTCAAACTCATTTGGGTGCATACCAAGAACCTTGGTTGCACCACCAACAAAGTCTGCTAGAACACCATCACAATCAAGAAACAGTTGCATCTTCTTCTACTTCTTCTTGCCAATACCGGCAATAAAAATGTTTACCACAAGCATCGACCTCTTTTTGAGGATAACCTTGTTCGAGTAACCACTTCATCATATCTTCAGGTTGAGGATCAGGCACAGCCATAGGAAAGCCATACTTCCAACCAGAAGGCGGGTCGATATATGTTACCATCTTTTTCATACTTTGCGTCCTAACGTGGTTGGATCCGCACCATCAGTTATGTATTGTGTAGCACCCTTTGAATATGCCGGAGCCACTCTTTTCTTCTTACGTTCAATCTCTTTGATTGTCTCTGCGGTTTCTTCACGATCACGCTTCCACTTCCAGTCATCAACAGACTTCTTGAAACCATAACCGGGAATAGAGTTAGAAAGAGGCGCAGCCTTGGACTCACAAGAGAGATCAGGCATTGTATTTGGTCTTTGTTTTGTCTTGTTTGCAAGAATAGCCGCGAAGAAGTCCTTGCGTTGTTGTCGCAATTCTAAGGTCTTCTTCGACGGCTTCTTACGCTTTGATGTGTTCCGTCCATAAGTCAACATGAGACTACCATATCAAAGTCTGAGAGAATTGTCAATAGCGGTTTTTCTTGTATTCCGTAATGTCCAAGTAAATCTTACCCATCATGTAGGAAAGAAAGACAAAACAGGCCACATAGAAACCGAGCAACATATACTCAGGTGTCAGATAGTCAGTAATCAAAACAAACCCAAGATAAGCACTCATTACAAGCGCCAATCCTGTACCAAAGATAATCAGACCTACACCAAGATATTTGAGGTGTTGCAACATGATTTACTCCTTCTTTTCGTCTTCGTCGGATTCTTCTTCATCTTCCATTTCATCTTGATATTCTTTCCAACATTCATACTCGCTTTCGAGAATATCAAGAACATCTTCGTTGTCGATACTGTCACGCCAATCTTCATCTTCAAAATCATATTCGTAACAGTCATCACCTGTTTCATTCGTCCATGCACCAGCAAAAGCCATGCCTGGTTCAAAATATGTTGCAGAGATTTCAAAACCAAGGTCTTTCAACTTTTCATAGGCCTCTGTCGGAGGTCCCCATGCTGTATCAAAAGAACCGTTGCCATTCAAACTGTCTTCATCAAGCCAGAAGTCACCGTTTGAAACATCCCACTTGGTACCCCAATGTTCAATGGCTGTACCATAGTCCCACTCACCGTCTTTTGTTGGCAGAGGCAACAAAGTCTCGAACAGATTACCGTTCTTGACACCTTCATTAAACTTCTTCATCATTTCAGGATCTTTGTGAGCAACAAAGAGACTATTCGAGCACCAATTAGGCATTTGCGTTCTCCTTTTCCACGATCTTACCAATCATCTGCCAATCAATAACAGACATCTTATAGCCGGTCACTTTTTCAAGATACTTGGCGGCAGCTTTGCCGGTTTCAAACTCTTTCATACCAAAGTTGGTATTGAGTTTCGGTTTTGCAATGCAAGCACCCTTGATTTCTACGATCTTCGGTTCTTTAGCCATTAACTTACCCATCCATCTTCATATTCTTCACGGCGCCGCTGTTCGATAGTGTACAGCATTTCCATGAACGAATTGATATCTTCGAGAGGAACGTTTTCGAGGTCAGTCTCACCACTCACATAGACAATGTATTCTTTCGTAAGCTGTGGAATCTCCTCATAACATTTGAAAGGTGCGATCTTCATTTCAGCAAACGGCACAAACATCACATAGCTCCAGTCCAACGAACACGATCAAGGGTACCATTCAGAATGTTACCACGGGCAAAATTCTTAGCAGGCGCACGCCATGATGCGGCCTTCAGAATGTCACCACGCTTGAACTTACCATCATCTTCGCGAACAATGAAAGAGTGGACAGAACCACCAGTGATAACTTTGATAAACTTACTACCAACTTCGTACCTGACACCTGCCTCGAACTCGGCCAGCATCTCTTGACGTATCGTATCATTCTTAGCATCAAAACGGCCTTGCCAATTACGATAGTCTTGGCGGATGTATTCGAGATACTTGGTGAGGGGAGCAGCGAAAGCGGGAACCATATTCATGTTGTTTCCTTTCATCAGAGGATCATCATAATGCAAGCAGAAGCAGGAAGCGGACCTTTCGGGTTAACATTCCATGTTTCTGTCGTATAAATCACGAAAGCGGCAAAACCGCCTTCGTTGAACTCAAGCGGCATAGGCCAATATGAAACCATGATTTGGTACCTCTCATCAACTTACAGATAGACTATAAAGGTTCTGGAAGGCGGTACAAGAACTATTTTCAGTTTTTATCTAATACTTTAGTCTAATGTTGCAAGAATGCCACACCAGGAACCCTTGAAAAATAAGGCTTCCTGGATGTAACATAGATTGTTACAATTTTATATGAGAACGATGCACTTTGACCATGATCCAGTCGTTGTACCAGTCTTCCGACTCCAATACCCGACGGTCGATCTGTTCTTTAATTTCCAGATAGTTGGCTGTGCCTTTTGATTTGCAGAGATGTAGAATTTCGCGAGTAAAATTTTCTGGCCCTAGGCGAGCCACATCCTCTTTGAGAGTGGCGTTTGATCCATAGTAGTCTCGCCAGTCGGAGTCTTTTCGGACTTTTTTGCGCTTACCTTTAATAACTTTGGTTCGCGTTGACTTAAAGAGTTTCTTACCGATGTAACACCGATTATTGGTGTGATTGGTGATGAGATAGACGAAGCCAATATAACCGTTGATTTGATCTTCATCTATCTCTTTACCTTGATATAGCCACATAATATACTCCTTCGCGGAGTATATATGTCACTCTTCTTCTTGTTCTTCCTCATCACTATCATCATAGACTTCAGCGGCACAAAATGGGCAAAACTTGGGATGCCCAGATGTGTCATCAAGATCATACATCAATTTGTATTCACTTTCACAATCTCTACAGATGACTTTGCTTACTTCTCTTGACATTTTTGACCCTTATACTAATTCACAGGCGCCTGCCACACAGGCCAACTCCTGACTACCAATGGTCATGTCTTGCTTTTCATATTCAGCCAACTTTGCCCAATCAACATTCTTAGGCATCTTTGCTGCAAGAGTTTCATATTCTTCTCTTGTGCAATCTTGATATGGTGCTTGAGCATAAACGTGATCGGAGAATGGCAAGAACGAAACGCCACTCATTTCATCAAAGTGCTTCCACACCCATGCACCAACTTCCGGCCATTCATTCTCTTTCACAGATACAGTAATAGATGGTTTGTGTTCACACCAATGACGCTGATATGCAAGCCACATTTCTAGTTGTTGAATAGCAGACATGTCCTTACGATATATAGCATTTTCAGGAGCCTTGATTGGGAATGAGAAGACATAGGTATGATCTGGCTTCGTCACATCATCTTCAGCAGGAAAACCCATTTCAATCATCATCTTTGCGAGAGGATCTTTTTTGTCTGCGCGAACAGTGCGAACATAGTATGGTGAGTGTCTGGTGTGAATGCCAGATGCAGCATCAACCAACTGCGAAACGGTGCCAGATGGCTTGACGCAAGTGATTGCGGCTGGCATTGGAATACCCAACTTATCTGACCATTCTTTCGCTGTAGCCTGAGCAACAAAGCGAAGTGTATTCAGGAGACTTTCGAGATCACCCGCCTTGCCATTCGTAAACTCATTATCCATAATGCCCGTGAGTGAAACGCCAAGAAGCCTCTCCTCTTCGCAATTTTCTTTCCACTTCTTGGATAGGTATCTAAAGTTGGTAAGAGTA